CTTACGCTTAGTAACAGTTTTTCCTGTGGACTTAGCGTAGGACTTGGCAGCTTTCTGACCTGCCTTGGAATATGAGAACTTCTTACCACCGACTTTAGGCATATGTAAGCTCCTTGTAAATAAGGTGAGGGTACCGCCTCGATACCCCCACCTTAGTAATACTACGCAACTAGACCTTGAAGCACTACACCGACATGTCCAGTATTATCCGGAGCATATGCAGCGTAACCAACTAAAGGTTCAGTCTCCGCATCCTTGGCATGTACAGCACCTGCAACACCATCAGAAAGCGTAAGATTCTGTGCAATAGCAATAGTGCCATCGGCCAGGATAGTAGCGACACCAGCAGTCTGGAACCAACCGTAATAATTAGCGGTAAACGCAATAGGAGTAACACCTGCGATTATATAATCAGTACCCGCAGTAGCACCTACAACATTATACCACAAATTACCTACAACAGCAATATCACTAGAAGTAGTAAGAGCAACTTTAAGAGGATCATACAACTCAATGTCTACCTTACCACTAGTAGTAGCAGCAGTCGCACTATTACTCTTAATACGATACTGAATACCTTCACCAGCATCATCTGTAATCTGCAAATACCCTCCTGCATAATCATTAGCGCTAATACTTGCT